ACTACTTCTACTTCTTCGTCTTGCATTAACATTGCAAGTTCGTCTTCAGTTAGGTTTTCATATTTTTCTGTAGTAACATTTTTTTTATCATCCCAATAGGCTTTAACTACTCCAACTTTTTGGAGCAAACCATCTTTAAACCAATCGTGCATAATTTCAAAACCATTATTATCTTTATAGAAAATATGATTTACATAGGCTGTTACTTGTTCAGCCAAAGCTCCATCGCCTGCATTAACTGGCTCAAACTCTACTGCTTTAGAATTAGTAGTAAACACTTTCATTACTTGTGGTAATGCACCATCTACAACTTCTGCTACTTCACCAGTAACAATTTGAGAGCGACCCTCTACTTCATTACCATAAGGTTCTCTTAAATAATACTCAAGAGCTGTTGCTCTTTCTAATTGAGTTTCAGTTGAAATAAACCCTAAAGAATCATTAATATGAGAATCAATAACATTGACTAATTCTCTATTGTCATCTGAATCTACTTTCATATTTTTTTTGCTATATGCCATTTATACTATCCATTTGGTATTAATCTCTAAAGGTTTACTCCATGATTCCATAGGCGACTCATCTAATCCTACTGCTAAATAACGGAACGCATCACTTGCGTGAGATGCCCAGTCATGAAATGGTCTATCATGAAATACATTTCTTTTTTCATCAAACACTCTACGATAATTGCGTAGTGCATCTAATCCCTGTTTTGTCTTGTCTGTATCAAACCAGCAACGAGGTAATATTTTACGAGCTGATTGTATGCCATCCATTATTGTTAGTTTGCTAGCAATGGTTATATTTAACCCTGCTTCTTCTAACATTTCTTTTCTTGACTTACCTGTGCCTAATTCTCGTACAGCGACATCATGCGGAAGTATATGTGTTGCGTACATATAGTCATGTTCTCGTAACCAATTAACATAGTAATCTAGACCTACTCCATGATTTTCTACAAAATCTATAAGTCTTATTTCTTTGTTTACTAATTGTGCTACCCATATACAAGTGCTATCTGAAATTCCTAAATCCCATCCTGTATATGTTCTTGCAAGTTCGTCTTTAGGTATATCTATAATTTGTTTTTGTTCATCTAATTTATTAATAATAGATGAATAATAAGCTCCTTCTACTGGAGCATTAAAACTACATTCAAATTCTTGCTGGTATTTATCTTCACCCATTTCTGCTTGAGCAGCTAACAACTCACCTTTATCAAGTATGTTGGTTTCGGAAGATTTAAATTCTAATAGTTCCCATCCATCTTTATTACGACCCCTATCTCGTAAGTCTTTAAAGTGGTTTTGTCCTTTGGGTGTACCCATCGCTACGCAGTAGCCGATTCTGTCAGCTAAAGCAGGTCTAATAATTTCTGTAAATAAAGTAGGGTTAATGTTTCCTATTTCATCTAACACACATCCATCTAAGTATATTCCACGCAGACTGTCTGGATTATCTGCACCATATAAAGACACTCTACGACCCATAAAGTCTACACGCAGTTCAGCTATATTAGCCTTACCACCTAAAGGTCTAGTGTATTCTAATAGGTAATCCCAAGCTATTCTTTTAGATTGGTTATATGTTGGAGCTATATAAGCAAATCTAGGGTTAGGTTTATCACAGTTTAATGCACTATGTATTAGTTGATTGATAGCACATACAGTTTTACCCATACGCCTATGTGCAACTACTACTACAAATCTATTGTCTTTAACAAGTTCGTGTATTTCTTTTTGTGGCTTTCTGGCTTTATAGCCTGTTGATACTTGTTTTTTCATAATATGTAACTCTCTTACGAGGTCGTTACCTTTAGTTAATTTAAATTACCATTTTTTACAAGACCAGTAGCCTGCACTTAATTTGCTTTTCTTTTCATCACATTTATGTCTAGCTCTAAAAGACTTTCTTCTGGCTGGTTGGTCTTTTTTAATCGTCATATTAGCATCACCAAAGCGTACTAATTTAACTGTAGTTCCTTCTTTTGCTAATACAGCAAACTTTTTAGTTTTAGTTCTAGCTCTTTTAGGCTTGTTGTAACCAGAAAATTTTTCACCTCTGTAATCAATAGCCATTATGCTTTAGCTTTTTTAGACAAATCTTTATAGTGTACTAATTTTTGAGATGTTTTAGTATGGGTTTTATTTGTATGCAAACTACCATTAGGCATTTTGTGCATATTGCCCTTCCATTCTTTACCATCTTTAGTATAGTGTTTTACGCCTTTCATATTTTATCCTATTAGCTTTACTCTAGTTTTAGCAGCTTGAGCAAATTGTTTAGCAGTTGGTGCTGTTTTACTACCAACTTTTGCCATTTTTTCTACTTTAACTTTTGGATTTTTTTTATTTGCAACTTTTTGTGCTTTTATTCTTTTTCTTTTAGCGTGTATATTTGCATACAATCCAGGTTTATTCATACGCAATCACCGAGAGATTCAAACCATCTGCGTAAATCTTCCTGCCGCTCTTCTTTGGTTTGTTGTACATCTTCTTCTTTAGGTTTAGGCTCATCACACATTCTCCAATTTCTCGCATCTTTGTATGCGTAAGCATCCTAAATCTATAATAAAATAACTATAATGTGTTTTGTTTTTAGAGTCGTCTACTTTTTCAGCTTCGTACCACTCTACTCCAAAATGACATCCTACAAATAAATAACATGACCACATATTAATACCCACTTCTTCCTAGTCTTTTTGAATTTTCAAGAAGCCTTGTTAATTCTTGTAGACTCATTTGACCAGCACCATCTATATCTACTGGTTCTAATACTGTAGCTAATGGTTTTTCTTGTGGTAAGTTAGGATTAAGTTGATTTCTTAATTGCATAAACCTATTAATTTCTACATCACTTAAAAAACCAGCACCAGATGCTCCTTTTTGTTGCAATGCTCTCATTTCTTCAATAGGGGATGTAAAGTTATTACCTGCACCATTTGCCATTGCGTTAAACATTTGCGTTTCTCTATCAGACACATCGCCAAACGCACCGACAACAGGGTTATTTGCTCTTATATACTCAACATCACTCTCACTCATATTACCAACTGAACTGCCGCCTGTAGGTACATTATTTAGCATTCGCTTTTCTTGATTAGATACATTACCTACACCACCAGTATATCTTAGATTGTTTATTTCCTGCTGTGCAGCACGAAAAGCATTTGCCTCTGCTTGAGATACATTACCTACACCACCAGTACCATCTGCATTTCTTATTTGTTGAATTTCATTTATCATTTTTTGTAGTGCGTTGCTCATAATTTTTCCTTAATTTAAAGTTGTATATACATTGTATAGACTTTGTATATACCCTGACTATACTAGATAAGATAAGATAAGATAATATAAAAGTCTTATTTTTATTCTGCAAAAAATTTCAATATGGGGTTTGTTAATCTATACCAGTAATTACTTTGATATTAATGGGTGCACCCCCTTCTCCCGTTAATTCTGTAGTATTCTTTTCACTCCATTGAGCTTGCGTTTTAAGCCAGAACATCATTGCACCAACATCACCAGTCATTGCTTTAGAATACATTGTTCCTGCTACTGCTGCGTTAGCTTCTATCCTACCTCTGTCTAGTTCTTTCTTGTAATACTTTGTCAATGTGTCATGAGATACATTTATTAGTGTGGCGATATCTTCATGCCTAGTACCTACTCTAGATAAATTATAAACCTCCAATTGGGTGGTCGCTAAAATAAGGTGACGGGGTCTTCCTCTCTGCCTCTTTTTTAGGCACTCTTTCTCTGGCTCAATGGTAGCAGTCGATTCAGAGGACTTAACCTCTTTGCCTGTGGATAACTNTGCGGATAACTTAATACTTGCAACAGCTAAGTTATTGATTTTGTTAGGTTTATNATTCATGCGTTTAAACTACCTTTTGTTTGCCTGTGGATAACTTTCCTTAATGGTTGTGGATAACTCGTATAAGCCCTTCTAAGCTCTTTATGTATCAATCTGATACCAGTACACCTATTCAATACAAAGTCTTTATGGTGAGGCTTGTAGATAGCTTCATAAGCCTGTATTCCTCTATCATGCTGTTCTATACGTTTAATTAAACCCTGATATTATCAAGCCCTTGTATATAAAGCCTTCTAAGCCTTTTAATTATTCTCTGAATGATTGGTATTAATTGATTTTTAATAGGCTTTAAATGGGTATTAAATAGCCTTTAAATAGCTATACAATAAGTATAGATACAGTTATGCCATATTGTGAGATT